ATATTGCCGCCCATGACGGTACAACTGTCCCTTTCAGATAGCGAGGCAACTGCTGACTACACGCTTTATGTGTTCCACTCAAGATACCGCGTGTCTTTCGAGCCGCTGACCGGCTTCATATTTTATTCCCGCTATAAAATCAAGCATATCAGGCAGAATACGATTGATTACCTTTCCTTCTTCGTGTCTGACAAGACAAAAGTGTATCTGGATATCATCCACCTGGAATCCGGAAGCAGCGTCAAGAAAACCGTTGAGCTGCAACTCTCCGATGCCAACCGGATGATGGCATATAACATGAGTCCGGTTAAGGTGGGCAAACTCGCGAGTCTCAGGGCCGACAATATCTTATCGTATGATGCACGCATCACCGATGGCACATTGACGGACCTTGTAAGGTATGTCATTGACCGGAAAAGCCACCGTGAAATGCACCAATTTCTTTATTACAATGTATTCGGGTTGCCGGAATCCATATCATTCTCAGGATTGGTGCAGTATAGTCCGGAACTGGAGGGTGATATCGCGGACATGGTGAAGCTGAAAAGGAGATTCAATCCGTTTTTCAATGATCTGCGCACGGTCAACACCGGGTATTTGGACGAAAACAAGTACAAGGCCCTAATAGACATGCTAACCTCTCCGGTACAGCGATGGTACGACACGCCTTCGCTGCCGATGGAGATCATCATCACAGATATTGACTTTACGCATACGAAAATGGGCAACCAGCGGGTAAACGTGAATCTGACCTTCTGTCCGGCAAGCCGGAAGCATCAGGTATTTGACAGGTACTCGTTTGGTGGCGGTATCTTCGATTACACATTTGACAGGACATTTGAATAAATAATATACACAATGGAAACAATACGCAGAAATTTGGCATTGGCCGACATGGATATCCGCAGGGATGAACGCGGGAACCGGCGCGTCTTTTCGATAAAATTCGTCAGCAAGGAGGGTAAGGTCTACTTTATCCCGCAGGCATACGCCTGTGGTGCCGGACGCATGAACATGAAGGAATACCAGCTTCGGGGGGTACAGCCCTGCGACTGCAAGGGCAATCCCGAAGGGCATCCCTATCCCGTGGATATAGACCTGATACTGGAGTATAACAAAATGAAAATCGTATTCTGATGAACATACTGTTTAATTCAAGCGGCATTCCCTTGCTGATGCAGTCCACGTACATATTCGGAGAGACTACCGGGGCACCGCAGAACGAGATGAAGGACCGTGCCCGGATCCTGTCGCCATACGACTTGTCGAATGTCAGCTACATAGACATTGACGGGGTGAAGGTGCGCCCATGGGGAGATGAGAATGATTTCCCGCAGAAGGCGGCCGAAGAGATTGGCAACACCAGTGTGCTTAATACCGGATTGAAGTTTCTCCGTAACCTGACACTTGGGCAGGGCATTTATCCTTGTACGGTGAACGGTTACGATGATGGCGGTAACGAGATACTGAAGCCCGTTACGGATAGCCGGGTACAGGCTTTTGTTGCTTCCCGGAATGTAAGACGCTACATGGAGAAGGTACTGCGGGATTATCTGAAGTTCGGTAACGGTGCTGTCCAGTTCGTTCCATCGGCAGCGGGTAATTCCTTTGCAGGAGTTAATCCGATAAATGCGCTTTATCGGCGCTATTCCGAAGTGGATGAGTACGGAGCATGTAAATGTATTGTTTCCGGATATTGGCCGCAGCATCCGGGCAAGGGGCAGTACACCAAGCTGGAGGTATTATCTGAATATGATCCGCAGATGCACGCCGAAGTACTGAAGTTTGCCGGGAAGATGAAGAACGGATTCATCCTGCCGGTACGTGACAGCTGGAGCAATGATGACCTTTACGGCATGCCTGTATGGTGGCCGGCATACGTTTGCGGATGGGTGGAGATCGCCCATCTCATCCCCCATTTCCTCAAGAAAGCCTATAAGAATCAAGTTACCTGGAAGTGGCATGTACAGATACCTTACAGCTATTGGGAGAAGAAATACCCGTCCAAGGACTATTCCGTTGATGAACGCCAAGCGGCTATTCAAAAGAATATGGATTCGTTGGAACAGAACCTATGTGGTCCGGATAATGCGGATAAACCCATTTTCTCACATTATGCCGTCAATGAGATGAACGGCAGAATTGAAGAGGAATGGAAAATCAAACCGTTGGAGAATAAATACCAAGGGGGCGATAACCTTCCGGTATCGGCAGCCGCTAACTCGGAGATCTTGTTCGCCCTCATGGTCAATCCCAATGTGCTCGGTGCCGGTATGCCGGGCGGTACATACGCCGGCAATCAGGGCGGTTCCAATATACGTGAGGCGTTCCTTGTGAATATTGCCAATGCCTGGATTGACCGGCAGAATATTCTGGATCCGATTGAACTCTACATAAAAATGAACGGTATGCCGGAGTGTGAACTGCGTTTCCGCAATACCATTTTAGTAACCCTCGATACCGGAAGCGGTACCAAAAAAACGTTGAGCTAATGATATTCAGTGCAGAGAAATGGAACAAGGGTGCCGAACTCAAGGCACTGATGAAGGTGAATACCGCGATTTCGTTTGATATGATGGAAGCACCGCTTCGGGGTGCCTTCCGGCAATTCCTGTTTCCACTACTGGGGGATGCGATGGCGGCCGAAGTGATTGAGATATATAATTTCGGTCCGAATCCGGATGTGTTGGAACCGAATACTGAAGTGGCAACTGAACGGGAAAAACTGGATGCCCGGCTGCTTGAGATCTGCCAGCGCGCGAACGCGAACCTGGCGTTCTGGAATGATTTCGATGAAATCAGTGTCCGGATTACGGATGCGGGATTTCAACGGCAGAAGTCCGACAATGAAACCTTTCAAGGGGTATATAAGTACCAGGAAGACAATCTTCGGCAGTCTTTCCGCAACAAGGGGTTCAATGCGCTGGATGAGCTGCTTGAGTTCCTGTATGCCCATATAGCGGAATATCCGGAATTTGCCGCCTCGAAAGCCTACCAAGACCGGAAATCCGCCATTGTCCGCAGTACTGCGGATGTGAATGATGTCTGTTTCATTGGCGGTAGCCGGATTATCTTCCTGCGGTTGCAGCCGCATCTGAAATTTGTGGAGGAAATGCTGCTTCAGCCGGCTATCGGTGACAGGCTTTACGAGCATCTGATTGACGGGCTGGTTAATCCCCCTGAAGATGAAGAACAACAGAAGAATGTGGAACGTTTGCGCTTGGCTTGTTCCCGCTACATCGGGACAATGGCGGTCAGACGGCTGTTGATGGAGACGGGCAGCATTACGGACCGCGGACTGTACTTTACAACATTCCAGTCAGGTGAAAAGGGTAATGAACAGAAAGAGCCGGTTGATACGAAACGGATAGCCGTACAGATACAGAACCTGAAGGCGGATGCCGACATGTACATGACCGCATTGCTGCGGATTGCCCGCAGTTATTTTACTGACTACTATGCCGGTGATCCCCGAAGGATATTCGACCGGGACAATGACCGTAAATGTACATTCTGGGTATGAGAGAGCTTCGTATTGCATATCGCAGCTTCGGAGTCCGGCGTGAGGTTATACGCCGGGTGCCTCAGAAATGGGAAGAACTGACACCGTCGCAGTTCCTGCTCGTGTCACGGTTTTATCTTCAGGAAACGGATGAATCATCCTTCCTGAAGGAGTTCTATTCCATGCCTTCCGGTGTCATTGCGGACAGCTATTACAGGTATAAGCTGAGTGAGCTGATAGAGTTCATCAGCGATTGCCGTGTCCGGATGGATCGCTTTATTCTTTCCAAAGTGTCCGGATTGAAGGCACCGGGTGACCGCCTGAAGGGGATATGTTTCGAGCACTTCATGCACGTGGACACAGCTTTCAACCGCTATGCGCGTGATGGTAAGGATGCCTCGTTGGATGCTTTTGTGGCAATGCTGTACCTGAAGCATAACGAATATATTGTCCTACCGGCGGGTGGAAAAAACGGCTTATTTAGCAGGCAGAAACCACTGATATTGCAAAAACGGCTGGCGGAAGTGGCGAAGATAGACAGGCATGTCAAGTATGCCATATTCCTGAACTACGTTTTTGTCAAAAGGTGGCTTTCCAAGGCGTTCCCTTTCCTGTTTCCGTTGAACGAAGATCCGGAACCGGAGAAGAACAACAAGAAACCGGCCGCGCCATCGGTCAACTGGCTTGATATCTTTGATGCTTTTGTCGGTGATGATGTGGCGGTGATGGAGAAATACCAGGCGATGCCAGTGGCAACGGCGTTCCGCCTGCTCAATAAAAGAATACGTGACGCTCAAAAACAGAAGAAATGACATTTTCAGAGTACATAGAGAATTTGGCCGAACGCCATGTCGATATCCGGCACAAGGAGAATGACGAGGTACATTTCCTCTCATCCGAACGGGAGAAGCACACGGCACTGGACAGCGTGCTTCACTATCCGGCGGTGATTCTGGACCGTGGCTCAGGGTTCGGATATGGCGGTGCTACGGGGGCATACCTGAAGGATCGTGATTATCTGCTCTTTGTATTGGAACATGTGTCCGATACTTCAGACTACGAACAGATAGAGGCCGCACTTGATAAGTGCGAGCGCATTCTTGATGAGATGCTGAACCAGGTACTTGAAGACAAAAGGAAGAACCGCCAATGGATTGCCTTTTCACTTGAAGAGGTAGAAGCGGATTATGTGGTGAATATTGATAGCCAGCTTTATGGGGTGGTCGCGGCAATACACTTGTCGCAACCCTATAAGGCTGTTAACTGTAGGAAGGCATTCAACTGATATGGCAGATACGATTGAAACACTTAAAGAATTAGCCCGGCAGGTACGGTATGCTACCCAGGAGGGAGAAAATACAGGAGAACGTGTCGGACGTACCTTGGTGGGCATTTTGAATCTGTTATCACAGTGTTCTTTAGAAGAACTGAATAAAATTTTCCTTCATAAATCCAAGCCTGATGAAACCCCTTTCCTGCTGAAGTTATTAGGGGGTGCCGAAGTTGGTGAAACCATCGATTCATTAGTTGCCGGGCAAGGAATTCTACTTAAAGATGGCCGTGTACAGGCTGATACATTGGAAGCTCGTTTTGCTCTCATTGTTCAGGAAGTGATATTCAACCGTTTGTCTGCTATGGAGAGTGATTATTTTTTTTCCGAGTCAGGCACGATTGAGAGCGTCGAACTCCTGGAAGACGGTACCTACCGTTTACCACTTCGTAAACGCTGGGATAATGATTTCACAGACTTGGACGAAAATGATGTCGTTTATGGTATAGTGAATAATCTTGCTTCAGGCACCGGAGATTATTATACTTCATGGCTCCGTGTCCTGAATGTGAACACAGTGGCCAATACCATCACTACCGTCATGTACCCTGATGATGAAGTACCGGGGGGTAAAAACTATCCTCCGGAACCGCTGATGATATTATCCCACCGTGGCAATCCGGTGAATGAAGACCGTCAGGCATATTGGTATTTGTCTTCCCGTGAGAAGTGTATCTGTATGCTCGATGGCGTGACGAAACCCATACTGGAAGAGTATAACTATGCCATCATTATAGGCAAGTTAAAGCAGTTGTCACTGTTTGACAATCTGCCGATCAACTACCGCCATAGCTATATCTACTGTCGTGGTATCGCTATTCAGGACTTATTGCGTATAGACTATCAGGGTACACCTGTTCGTTCTGAGAATAATCGGGGTCCGTGGTCATCTGAGGATGCTGTGAACAATCCCTATCAGTCTACAGACACAGTTTATGATGCAGTCTATCATGTTGGCTGTAAATGGATGTGTCTGTCTACCGGCACACTTCAAGAACCCAAATGGAATGCAACTGACTGGGCACAGATTGAAGGAAACTCAGAACTAACCCTTGAATTCTCATCCAGTAACGGTTATACCTTCTTTGCCGGTAAAGTCGATGCGGAATTTACCCCTACTCTGTATTGGGGTTACAATGATATATCTGAGGATGTGTTGCCCGGTGACTGGTCATGGACCCGTGACAGCGGTCAGGTGACGGAAGATAACGCCTGGTCGGTCGCTCATGCCAATAATGGGCGGGTATTACACCTGACGAATGAAGACATGCCAAGCAACTGGGGAGCTACGAGAAAAGTGAAATTCACCTGTACGGCATATCTCCGCGATGGTGCCGGAAGTATTGATATTCAAAATTATATAAATGTATGAAAGGACTTAAAACCTCGGTTCAACCGCAGCCGATCAGAACCAGTTATACGCCTCTAAAGGCGAGCTTTGGAATTGGTATTGATGGTGGAGGTAGCAAGACACAGTTCTACTATACCAATGCCAACACGTACATTCCTAACCGTGCCGTAACTCCAATGAAGCTGAGGGCGTTCCTCAATATTGTTGATCCGGATAAGATTATCAGTAACGGGGATAAGAGTAGTCAGCTGACTGTCACTTGGTATGAAAACAGTGAAAGTACTCAGATTACCTCAGAGAATAGTAATTATACTCTGAATGCCGATGGTACATTGTTGGTGAAGAAGAATGTCTCCCCGACAGCTCCGGTGCAGATTCTTTGTCGGGCTACTTATGTGGATTCCAGGAACAGGAACACACTGGTATATAACGATACATTCACCTTAAACTCTATACAGAAGAGTGATGACCAGCTTTCACTGAGTATCAATCAGCCTGCCAAGATAACCTATAACCCCCTAAAGGATAACCAGTACATAGATATCACTGCCGCATTGAAAATGGGCAGCGAGACGGTTGCGGATGCCAATGTGGCGTATTGGTGGTATAAGGTTGTGAATGGTGTAGAGACGTTGATTGATTCTTCCGACCTGAACATCGAGTATGTATCCGGGCAGGGAAGTAAGACTTTGCGTATAGATGCCGACAATACATATCTGAGCATTATCCGTTGCCGTGCAGCCTATTATACCGGAACCAAGCCTTCGGCACCTGCGGATGATAGGCTGATGGCTGAGACGGCCATAGTCTATAAGATTCCACCGATCAGGGCATTTGTCTACAGTCCGAACGGCAGCATTATCCGTAAGGGGATGGCTAACATGACTTTTTATGTGAAGATACTGACGAACAAAGAGGAGCTGACAACGGAACAGATCAATAAATACTTTTTTGTGAAGTGGTTTAAGAAGTCGTCCGCCGCAGGTGCTACAGCCGTGGAGATCGGGCACGGTAGTTCGATATCGGTTACAGCCGACAGCTTACGCCTGAGTGGTGGCTTGCAAATGTCGGTTTACCCGGAAGTGTATGAGATCGGTCCTTATACGGTGCTTACTACCAAGAGTGGTGATCCTATCCGTACAGGTGCCAATGAAGTAATAATAGCCAGGGGCTAATTAAAAATGAAGTATATGAGAGAAATGAAGTATTTGAAAGTTTCCGCCGATATCGCTCGGCGTGCGGGTGTGATCGCTGTCCGTCATCGGACTGCTGACGGTGATTTTATCGTTAACGAGAGTGACCTTCGTATGGTACGGTTCGAACCTGAGGAATATGTGAGGGGCATTGCCGGGCAGGTTCTTTCCGAACAGGAAGCTGCCAGGCTAATTGAAGCAGGTGGAAATCAAATTGGAGAGGAGGTCTTAAATGAAGAAAGTAATGAATTACCTGCTGAGGATTCTTTGCCGGTTCCGGGCAATGCTGAGGAACCTGTGGCAGAAGATAATCCTATTAACGGAGAGGAGGCACAAGATGAGTGATGTTGCGGGTTCTCTTTACGTCGGGATGATAATTGACGGTGATAGTGCACAGGGTAATATCCGGTCAACGAAGCCGCTTGTGCAGATGTACCAGAAGGATACGGGCAAATGTGTACCGGACTGGAGTGTGGCGGCCAACCAGCCCGTCATCTATCCGGTCATGCGCTCAGGCAATGAAAACGTGA